GCTTTTCATTTAAAATCGCATTTGAGGATTTTTAACGTGGGGAAATCTTATAATAGAGAGGTGTTTAATGGAAAAGTCAATCTTGACTCAATTAGAGGAATTAAATTTAAAAATTGAATCCCTTGAGCAATTGGTTTTAAGAAACGATAAGGATTTGAGAAAGTGGGATGATTTTCTCGATAAAGACATTAAAAGAAATGAGGATAGAATACGGGCACTGGAACATCCAAAACACGAATGAGCAATTCAGCAAAACCGACAGCATTGAAGCTATTAGAGGGGAATCGGGGGCATAGGACTATCCCGGAGGACAATCCCGAGCCGGAGCCAGTGGATACGTGTCCCGAGCCTCCCGAATGGCTTGATTTGATAGCACGAGAGGAATGGAACGAGAGAGGGCCACAGTTATTCGATATGGGCGTGTTGACGTCGGTGGACTTGCCAGCATTCGAGTTTTATTGTTATTTGTACTCGAAATCGAAGCAAGATCCGAATAATCAGAATCTACAGCAACTCAGAATGTTCATGAATGAGTTTGGGATCACGCCGGCGTCTCGCGGCAAGCTTCACGTAACGAAATCGAAGAGGGATGATTCGCCGTTTGATAGGTATTTTAAATAATGACAGAACCCGAAGTGTGGGAAGTTATAGACAAATATAATTGTCCCACAAATGGACGGCAACAAGCGTTCAATGCCATTCATTTTATTTCTAATCTGAAATTGACAAAAGGCAAACAATGGAAAGGCAAACCTTTTCCATTACTGGAATGGCAACTTCGCGAGGTTCTTGTCCCATTGTTTGGGACTGTTGATGAGAATGGGAATCGTATATATCGAAAATGTTATGTCGAGGTTCCCAAGAAGAACGGCAAAAGCCCACTTGGGGCCGGGATAGCTATTTATTTGACCGCAGCCGATGGCGAATATGGCGCCGAAGTATATAGTGCGGCCACGGATCGAGATCAAGCCGGAATCGTATTCGGAATTGCCAAGAATATGATTGAGCAGGAGCCGTCACTCAGTTCTAAATTAACAGTACTCGACTCGACCAAGCGGATTATATACAAAGCGAAGAACAGCTACTATCGGGTACTGAGTTCGGATGCTTTCTCGAAACATGGATATAATATACATGGATGTATCTTTGATGAGCTTCATGCACAACCGAATCGCGAGCTTTACGATGTCTTGACCGATGGCGCGGGGGATGCCCGCCTACAACCTTTATTCTTCTTCATTACGACGGCAGGATGGGACCGGACGTCCGTATGTTGGGAAGTGCACGAATACGCGCGGCAAGTGAAAGAAGGGCTTATCCCCGATCCGCACTTCCTACCCGTGTTGTACGGCCTGCCCGAAGATGAGGACTGGCGGGATGAGAAGAACTGGTATATTGCCAACCCGTCACTTGACCATACCATTACCGTCGAAAAACTGAGGGCGGCATATCAGGAAGCCGAGCACATACCGGCGAAGCAGAACACGTTTCGTCGATTGAGACTCAATCAATGGACATCGCAGGACGTGCGGTGGTTACCAATGGATTATTGGGACCAGTGCAATATTGCCGTTGATCCCGAAGCATTGAAGGGTAGGGAATGTTATGCGGGTTTGGATTTATCATCTAGTATTGATATTTCGGCATTTGTTCTTGATTTTATTGATGAATCCGGTACTCATGATATCCTACCGTTTTTCTGGATACCGGAAGAGGGGATGCACGAACGATCTTTGAAAGATAAGGTGTCGTATGATGTGTGGACACGAGAAGGATACATCGAGACGACCCCGGGCAATGTTATTGACTATGACCATATCGAGAAGAAGATTGAACAGCTTGGAGAAGATTATCGGATACGAGAGATAGCATTTGACAGGTGGGGGGCAGTGCAGATAACTCAACATCTCGATGATATGGGTTTTGAGATGTTTCAGTTTGGGCAAGGCTATAAATCGCTGTCTCCCCCGACGAAAGAGTTGTTGAAGATTGTCATGGGTGGCGAGTTACATCACGGGGGCAATCCGGTATTGAGATGGATGGCGGATAACTTGACGGTAGAGACCGATGCCGCCGAGAACTATAAACCGAACAAGAAGAAATCGACCGAACGTATCGACGGCATTGTCGCGCTAATCATGGCGATTGCACGAGCGACGTGTCACGAGAACGAGGGGTCGGTATATGAGGAACGCGGGTTCCTAACACTTTAAATCGGAGGACAAAATGATTTTATTTTACATTGTATGCGGATCGTTATTTGTTGGTGGGATAGTAATGTGTATCTTGGACGATGGAAATTTAGACGGATTGCTAATGGGTGGATTAATACTATCGATATTTTGTGGAATAGCATTATTGGTGATGCCTTTCGTTTGGCATTCATCGAAAATATCTGCCGAAATGATTAACCGACAATATGGCACATCCTATACCGCAAAAGAGATGTTTTGGGCTGGCGAGACAATAAGAGAAAATGTGGAAGGTTATCGAATCAAAATAGATGGTCAATAGATTACATATAATCTTCTATATCGCCATACCGATAGTAATGTTCTTCAGTGCTATCTTCGGTATTGAGTTTATCAAGCAGGGATATCGCAATCTTGGTATTGGATTAATGATTATGGCGGGCGTTGCGTGGTGCGTAATCATAGTGGGTTATTTTGTAGACTTCAATAGGACTATCAATAGTGGCAAACAGTAGACGAGAAGATAATGGGCATAATCAAGAATATTCGTCTTGGGCGAAAAGTAAGCAGGGCAGGGTTTCAATCAGTAGCAGATATCGATCAACTCATAGAGCGAGGATGGGGCGAGACATCATTTACGGGCTCTGACATAAGTGGCGATACTGCCATGAATCTCTCGGCAGTATTTTGTGCAGTTAATATTATTTCACAAACAGTGGCATCATTGCCGCTATTCGTTTATAGACGGGTTGGAGAGATCGGCAAGAAGCGATTCCCCAATCATCCCCTGTTTAAACTTCTACACAATCAACCAAACCCCGAAATGACAAGTTTCGCATTCCGGGAAACCATGCAGAGCCACCTACTCCTATGGGGAAATGCATATGCACAGATAGTCCGAAATGGTATGGGGCAAGTTATTGCTCTATGGCCCATTAATCCCACTGCCATAAAGATAGAAAGAGAAGCTGGACAGATTGTTTATAAATACCGGGGGGCGGACGGACAAAACGTTACACTATCGGCGGACAAGGTTTTACACATTCCCGGACTCGGATTTAATGGGAGGACGGGATATTCGGTTGTCAAAAAGGCAAAGCAATCGATGGGTTTGGGATTGGGAACGGAAGAGTTTGGAGCTCGGTTCTTTGGCGACGGGGCAAACTCAGAAATCATATTAAAGCATCCCGGAAGATTTGATTCGAAATCGGGCGCACCGGAACGAATGCGCAACCAATTTGCTGAAAACTACGGTGGTCTTTCTAAATCACACAAGCCGCTTATTCTCGAGGAAGGAATGGAGATTGAACGTCTCACTATCCCCCCCGACGATGCACAGTTCTTGCAAACACGAAAGTTCCAGGTCGAGGAAATCGCACGATGGTTTAACATGCCACCGCATAAGTTGAAAGACCTTGAGAGGGCGACGTTCTCCAATATCGAGGAACAACAACTTGAGTTCGTCACTGATTGTATCAGGCCGTGGTTGGTACGGTGGGAACAGTCACTTTGTTGGAAACTCCTAGATTGGCAGGATGGCGTTTTCGTTGAATATCTCATCGAGGGGTTGTTACGGGGGAATATCAAAGACCGGTATGAAGCTTATCAGCTTGCACGAATGAACGGTATTATAAATGCCGATGAATGGCGAGGACTTGAGAACATGAACCCGCAGGAAGGGGAGCAGGGCAAGATTTACCTCGTACCGCTAAATATGCAGGACGCAAGCAAGATAAATGAGATTAAGCCAGTAGCATCGAATCCATTTGAAGGTAATGATGAAGAAGAAGGGGGTGACGAAGAGGAAGGGGACAAAGAGGAAAAATCGCTAGATGGCGCCAAGCTCATTACACGATTGCTTGAGCGTGGTATCGAGAAACGTGCCGCAGCATCAATCCAGTCTCGGCGCAGGGTGGCGAGTCGATACAAACCGCTATTTGAGCTTGCTACTCGGCAGATACTTGAGAAAGAGCGCAAGGGCGTTATGACGATAGCGAAGAAAGCGTTTAATGAACGTGACGTAACCGATTTCAGTAAAAAGACCTACGATTGGTATGAGAAGAATAAGCCGACGATTCGCAAGGCCTTTGCGGGCGTCGTCACGAGCTATGCCAACGATATTAAACCGATTGCGATGGAAGAAGTCGGTGCAACGGAAGTCGATACGAATAGACTGGACACATACGTCAATGAATATGTCGACAAGGTGTCGAATCGGTATGCGGCGAGCTCCCGGGGGCAGTTGGTATCGGTAGCGAGGAAAGCGATTGAAGCAGAGCGGGATCCCATCGAAGCGGTCGAGGCGCGTATTGCTGATTGGGAATTGAAACGCCCCGACAAGGTGTCGAATCGGGAAATCGTTAATGGTGAATGTGCGTTTGCTCAGTTTGTGTACTTCGAATCGGGATTCGAGACGCGATGGGTGACAATGGGGAAGAGCTGTCCGTATTGTGATTCGTTGAATGGGATAGTAATAAGCCGTGGGGGTAGTTTCCTTTCGGCGGGTACGGCATGGGAACCGGAGGGCGCAACACATGGCCCCATGGTGATAAGTACAAATATATCACACCCCGCAGCACATAGTGGCTGTGACTGCTCCGTGATGGCGGGATAAGGAGAGGGATATGGAAAAGGGATATCTGAATGATGTTGATTCGCGCATTGCGGCAATAGAGGGGATTTTAATGGGGCTGGAAGCCCATAGAGATGATACCGTAAGGCCATACGGTACAATACTGTTATGGGAAAATATTTTATATTGCCTGAAAGAAATCAAAAAGCTACGGGAGATATGAATAAGGAGAGGGATATGAAATATTGGGAATGTACATCTCGAAATTTATCATTTGAAAGGAGTTTTTGTATTCGTCTGCGGCAAAGGATTTTTCGCTTCGCAATAATGATTCACCGAAAGGAGAAGAGCCATTAAGCGATTAATACCCAAACAAATCGATATCGAAGTAACGAGTCGATGTAATCTGCGCTGTAAATATTGTCCCGCATGGACGGGCAACGCGAACGCGCAGGATATGGATTTCGATTTCTTTACATCGGTAATCGACCGTATCGATTTCGATTGTACCGTGGTCCCGTGGCTGAACGGCGAGCCGTTACTGCATCCGCGCTACTTCGAGATGATAAAGTACATCACGGATAGAAAGATACCCTGTTACATCACCACGAACGGCACGATATGGAATGACGACCTCTTCGGGCACCTCCTTGATAGCAACGGCACGTCCTGCTATCAGATAATCTTTTCACTCGATGGTTTGTGGGATGATAAGTCGAGGTCTATCGAAAAAGCTCGCCCGGGGACCGATAGGGGGCTTGTAAGGGACAATATAGAGACGTTCCTTAAATATAAGCGCCTGCATCACTCTCCGATTGATACGTGCGTTAAAATATGCCGACGGGGGCAGGATTACGAAGAGGTAGAGGAGTATGTCATCTATTGGCTACAGCAGAAGGGCGTTGACTTTGTATGTGTGGGGAGTGCGCTCGTCGATGACAAGGTAGACGATATGCGGATATACCCATGTCAATACTCGGATAATAACTTCATGGTGATTAAATCCGATGGGCGTGTGGCCTTCTGTGCGTATAACGATACGATGACTAACGATCCCATGTATGCGGTGGGAATGTTAGACAAGACGACCCCGCTATTGGATTTCTACAATAATGAGAAATATACAGCATTTCGAAAGGCACAGCGCAAGGGGGTATTCAACGAGCCGTGCAAGAGTTGTGGATTTGCGTATACCGGGCATGGCATCGTGGGAACCGTGACGTTTCGACGTAAAGACTTTACACTCGGCCCCGTGTACTATCATCAAGATTATTACAATCAGTTTTACAGCTTGAAGAAGAAGCTCAAGCGTGATGAGTATTACGATATGGAGTGGGACACGGGGGTATGTAGTAGATATGAATAAGGAGAGGGATATGAAGGACAATGAAGATGGGGGTTTGATTTGTGCATCCAGCGAGGCTCCGCCACCGCCCGATTGGATGTGGCATAATTGTGCGGGATGCGGTAAAAAGGTGGGATTTAATGTTGGAGATACTAACGTAAGCGGGGTTCCGCTTTGTAATGAGTGTTATATAAAAAGGTCAGCTATCCCTACGGTCGAATCCGAAACATTAGAAGATCCATACAGCCAGCCATTTATGCATTCATGGATGCGAGAAGATTAAAATGAATACATGTCTATACGAAGATGACGAGAGCCAACTCGAAATAACCGCCGACGAACTCGCCCGATTGATTAAACAGTGGACGACCGGGGGCGACAAGCTCAAGAAGGGCGAGAACTGCGTCGTCAACGATTCGACGGGGGAGTTTGTGAGCTGGGGAGATTTCGATATCTCAGACGATCTATGAAAATATTACTCAATAAGTATAGAGAAGGCTATCGTGCCTGTCTAAGTGATGAATTTGTTGATTTGAAAAAACACAATCCCTATATAAAAGATACTATTGCGTGGCAAAACTTTAATAAGGGCTATGTAGATTGCTATAGAAGGAAATATGTCAATGCCAACACCGAAAACCAATAAAGAGTTTGAACGCCGGTTTATTACTGCCGAAGAGTTTCGTTTCGACGAAGATGGCAATACTATATCGGGATATGCTGCCAGATTCAATGTATGGAGCGAGGATCTCGGTTACTTTCGGGAGAAGATAAAGAAGGGGGCATTCGCCAAGACGATCAAAGAACATGACGTCCGGGCACTGTTTAATCATGATCCGAACCTCATACTTGCACGCACTCCGAACGGTACGCTGCTTCTGGAAGAAGATAATAAGGGGCTTCATTACGAAGCTAAACTTCCCGACACGACTTACGCGCGAGACTTGAAAGAATCAATCAAGCGCGGTGATATTACACAGAATAGTTTTGGATTTCAGACAGTGCAAGATAAGTGGGAGATGAAAGAAGGCAAAGACCTTGACGAACGAACGCTTGTCGAAGTCAAACTCTTTGATATTTCTCCCGTCACCTTTGCGGCCTATCCGCAGACGGACGTTAAAGTACGAACACTATTGTATGATATCGGGATTGACTATGATGCACTTGGGCTTGTTATAACACGAGCCGAACGCGGAATGGACATTACCGAATCAGATAAAGAAATATTACATACCGCTATGTCGGTACTCGGAACCTATCTTTCTAACGAAAAGCCGCTCGCAGAAGAGCACTTGGAAACGGTAAACGAGCCGAGGTTACTCCTCACTCGTTGCAAGCGAATAAGAGAAGAGACCGAGGTATTTATTGGAATTGGATTTCAAGATGGACAAAATAAAAAAGATGCAGGAGGAACTGCAGAAACTTCATAGTGAAATTCTTGAAGTCGAGAAGAAAGCCGAGACGGAAGAGAGAGATTTAACCGCCGAGGAATCCGAGCAAAATCAAGCAAAACTTGCTCAGATGCGATCATTGAAACAGACCATGGATTATGAGACGGAAAAGAACTCTCTGTTTACCGAACTCGAATCAGCCACTGAAAGGCCAGTCACCCATAATGAGGAAGTTAAAACCGAGAGCAACATAGGCTTTAACTCCTTTGGCGAGTATCTACAAGCCGTCATCAGGGCGGGGTCTCCGCGTGGTGACTATATCGGTGGAGAACGCACGGGCGTTATTGACCCCCGTTTACTGGCACTCGAAGAGAGAGCTGTATCTGGTATGTCCGAAGGTATTTCCGCTGACGGTGGATTTTTGGTACAAACGGATTATGGCAATACGTTGATAGAGCGTACCTACAATACCGGACAGTTGGTGAGCAGGACAGACAAGTATACCATCAGCAAGAAATCTAATAATCTCAAATTATTTGGTATTGATGAAACAACTAGGGCGGCAGGCAGTAGGTATGGTGGCATCGTAATCTACGACCTCGAAGAAGCTGCCGATAAAACAAAATCAAAGCCAAAGTTTAGGATTATTAATCTTGAATTGAAGAAATGCGCTGGTCTTTGTTATCTAACTGATGAGCTCATAGAAGACACGGTGGCCCTTGAACGATGGGTGAGCCAGAAATTCGCCGAAGAAATGGCTTTCAAGATGGATGACGACATCATCAATGGTAGTGGCGTTGGTCAGCCATTGGGTATTCTCAATTCAAATGCGCTTGTCTCAGTTGCGAAAGAAACAGGGCAGACGGCTGCAACTTTTCTCGCAGAAAATGCGGAAAAGATGTACGCCCGCTCGTACAATCCTGGCAGGTCAATATGGCTGATAAATCAGGATGTATGGCCCCAGATCTTTCAGCTTCATCATGCAATTGGTACAGGTGGCGTTCCTGTTTATATGCCGCCTAATGGCTTGAGTGGAGCTCCTTATGGTACCTTGTTTGGTCGACCGATTGTTCCGATTGAGCAGTGCCAGACCCTAGGGACAAAGGGAGATGTGTATTTAGTCGATCTCTCACAATATCTCTGGGCCGATAAGGGCGGAGTGCAGGTAGCCAGTTCGATTCATGTTCGTTTCACAAATGACGAAAAGGTCTTGCGTTTCGTATATCGCCGAGATGGTCAGCCTGCATGGTCCGCGAAATTAACACCAGCCCATGGCTCTAACACTACTTCCCCTTATGTCGCATTAGCGGCAAGGGCATAAAGAGAGGAGAATAAAATGGGACACGAA